TAGTAAGTAAGTGGCAATTTAATTTAACTGTACTTAAAAATAATATAAGTGGAATTGGACCTGGAAATTTAATGATAGCATTTGCTAGACCAGAGGTAGGTAAGACAGCATTCTGGGTAAGTTTATGTGCAGCACCTAATGGATTTGCTGAACAAGGTGCAAAGATACATGCGTTTATTAACGAAGAACCTGCAGTACGTACACAAATGAGAGCTATCAGTTGTTTTACTGGCTATAACAAAGAACAAATTGTAGATGATATTGATAAGGTACATAAAGATTGGATAAAAATAAAAGATAATATTAAAATGATTGATACTGTTGATTGGTCTCTTGATGACATAGATAGTCATTGTGAAAAACATAAACCAGATATAATTGTGATAGATCAATTGGATAAAGTAAATGTTAAAGGGACATTTGCAAGAACAGATGAGAAACTACGAGCAGTATATACAGGTGCTAGAGAGATAGCAAAGAGAAGAGATTGTGTAGTGATTGCTATATCACAGGCATCAGCAGATGCACACAACAGAGATCATATATCATTTGATATGATGGAGAATTCAAAGACAGGTAAAGCTGCCGAAGCAGATTTAATTATAGGTATAGGTAATAGAACTTCTAATGATCCAACAAACAACATGAGGATATTAAACATTAGTAAGAATAAAATAACAGGGTGGCATGGTGATCCATCTTGTATCATTGATAAATATTTAAGCAGGTATACAGATTAAGGAAAAATAATAATGAACTATACATCAAGAAAAGTTTTTTTAAATGATTTAAATACTGGTAGAAAATATGAAAATCAAATTTTACAAAATATAAAATTAAAATATCCTTGTAGCTTTTTAATAGATAAACACTTTAAAGATTATGATATTTTTATTCCAGAGACTAATGTAAAGATTGAAGTTAAATGTGATTTTAGAAGCAAAGATACGGGTAATATAGTTATTGAATTATTTATGTTCAATAAACCATCAGCATTACTAGTTACTAAAGCAAATTATTGGATTATTTATACAGGGGATGAGTATTTATGGATAACCCCCAATAAAATATTTGAGTGTTTACTTTTAAATAATGTTAATAGTACTAGTATTACTGGTCGTGGGGATCAGAAAAGTAAACAGGTATGTTTAGTTAAACTTAATTTATTAAAAAATTATTGTCTTGCTATTCAAACAGAATTAGATTCAGGTAAAATTATATAATGATAACAACAGTAGATGTAGAAACTTCGTATCAAAAAACAGAGGCTGGTGGCATGGATCCATCACCATTTAATCCCCAAAATATCCTAGTAAGTGTAGGTATTAATGATGAATACTATTTTACTAATCATACTGAAAGGGTTGATAAAGGTTGCTACCATAAAATACAAAAGATATTAGATGAAACTAAATTATTAATAGGGCATAACATTAAATTTGATTTAAGCTGGTTACTTGAGGCAGGATTTAAATATGATGGCAATGTATATGATACTATGATAGGTGAGTATGTATTAAACAGAGGTATTCGTAAGAGTTTAACATTAGATATGTGCTGTCAACGTAGGAAAATAGGTGCTAAAGATGATAGAATAAAAGAATGGATGGATAGAGGTGTGTCATTTGAAAATATTCCTAAAGATATTGTAGAAGAATATGGTAGAATAGATGTAGATATTACTAGAAAATTATTTGATTCACAAATGGGAGACTTAAGATCAGATAAAGATAAAAATTTATTAACAACTGTTAAGATGATGAATGAGTTTTTAATTGTGCTTACTGATATGGAACGTAATGGTATTCATATAAACTTAAATGATCTTGCACAGGTAGAAAAAGAATACAGGGCAGAGTTTGCTTACTTAAAACAAAAGATAGATAAGATTGTTTATAATAAAATGGGTGATACTAAAATTAATCTATCAAGCCCTGAACAATTAGCATGGTTAATCTATTCTAAAAAGCCTAAAGATAAAAAGGAATGGGTTAGAATATTTAATATAGGAATTGACAAACACACAAGAAAAAATAAGAAAAGACCTAGATTTTCTTTTCATCAGTTTAGAAAATTAGTAGCAGATAATACTGTACTCCTGCGTAAAACTATAGCTAATCAATGCTTATCATGTAATGGTAAAGGTGTAATTAAAAAACTTAAAGTTGATGGCACACCATATAAAAAATATACTAAATGTGCAGAGTGTGATGGTGAAGGATTTGTATACAGTGATATGGCTAAACTTGCAGGGTTTAACCAAAGACCTAGAAGTGTCTATGATGTAGCTGAATCAGGATTTAGAACAGATAGAATTACATTAAATAAAATTGCAGGAGAAGCTGAAGGAGAGTTCAGAGAATTCATTGATTCAGTTATAAGGCACAATGCTATTGATACTTATTTAAATACATTTGTTGAAGGATTAAAAAACTTTACAAATGAAAATAGTTTACTACATCCTAAGTTTATGCAGGCAGTAACAGCAACAGGTAGATTATCTAGTCGTGATCCTAATTTTCAAAACCAACCACGAGGTGGTACGTTTCCTATTCGTAAAGTAATACAATCTAGATTTGAAGATGGTAAGATAATGGAAGTAGACTTTGCCCAATTAGAATTTAGAACTGCAGTATACTTGGCACAAGATAAACAAGGTATGGAAGATATAAAAAATAATATAGATGTTCACCAATATACTGCTGATATAATTGGTGTGTCTCGGCAAGATGCAAAGGCACATACCTTTAAACCATTGTATGGTGGTACTACAGGAACAGATGATGAAAAAAAATATTATAAAAAGTTTGCAGAAAAATATGCTGACATAACACAATGGCATAATGAACTACAAACTCAAGCAATTACTTATAAACAAATTAAATTACCTACAGGTAGAGAGTATTCATTTCCATATGCAGAAAGAATGCCATGGGGTGGATCTAGTTATAGTACACAAATAAAAAATTATCCTGTACAAGGTTTTGCAACTGCTGACATTGTACCATTAGCATGTATAAAAATATATGATCTAATGAAAGAACAAAAGGTAAAGAGTTTACTTATTAACACAGTGCACGATTCTATTGTGGCTGATGTTTATCCTGGTGAAGAAGCTGTAATGAGTAAAATATTTAAACAGGGTACGGCTTCTGTAATACCTGCATTGAAAGAGTATTATGGAATTAATTTTAATATTCCACTTGACACAGATGTCAAAATGGGATATGATTGGTTAAATATGAAGGAGGAAAACCATGACACAAATTAAATTTGTAAAAGAAATCCCTATAATTAATGGGACTTATAAAAAGGATACACCAAATAAAGAGATTGGTTATCAAAAATGGTTAGTTCGTAAAACATATGAAGTAGAAATGGAATATGAAATCGTTACCAAGACAAAAGAAGAAGCTGAAGAACTCTTAGAAAAAAAAGAGTGTGTGAAAGTTGAGAACATTGATGAGTATGGTGATACCTTTAGAGAGACTATCAAAGGTAGTCATGTCAATGATATGTCTGGTGATGAACCTGTGGAATGGAAGAAGATTGAAGAGTGTGTTCCACGTGATGATGAAGATATAGATACAGGTAAAAGATTCTTAAACTATGAAGATCCTGATTGGGTTTCAGATGATTATGAATGGGTTAAAAATGAAGACGGTACAAATATAACTAAGGAGGATACTAATGTACATCAATAATTTAAAAGTAACTAGCTATCATTATCCATATAAAAATGGTAAAGAAAGTAAAACTCTAGAAGTTGAAAGTACTCTGGATACTAAGAGAGGTATGATGATTAAGAAGATTATACCTTTGTTAGATGAGTACGAAGAAACTCTAGAGAATTATCATAATGATATAGAGATGACCATAACTATAAAGCCAATGAAGGAGGACTAATGGATAATTGTATTATACAATTAGAAGTGGATCATTGTGCTAAGAGTGGATGCAGTGGTCCAAGCGTAACTAATGTTGGAGTGTTTAAAAATAAAACACATGCTAAAAGATTTATGCGTAATGATAAAGGTTTTAGAAAAATATTTAAGGCTCCTAACATTAAAAAAAATATACTACCTATAGCAATATGGGCAGTACCAGGAGGTAGATAATGACAGACGTACCAATACTTGATAAAGGTATAGATGACTGGGGTGAAGATGAGCAAGAAGAAGCTTATGATAAACTCCAGCAACTAAAGTATGACTTTGAAGGTACGCCTACAAAGTTATATATTAATAGGGATGAAGAACTACAGAGTTATATAATGTGGTTTGCTCGTATGGAAAATCTTCCATATGAGATTACTGATGGGGAGACTAGAGTATGTTAGATATGTTAGATAGTATATTATGGTTATCATTATATTTTATAATGTTAGGTGCATGTTTTTATGGAAAATAACACTTGAC